CAGATTAATCTGCGACCCCTCTTGCTGCTCATGAGCCATTTAATATCCGACTCTTCATTTTGGCGGTCAATTCTTTCCGCAGACTTTTTATTGTCTTTAGATTTTTGTTGACCTTTGAGATCGAGAGGATTGTATTCGCTCATAAACCAATATATCTAGTGATACCAAAGATACGGTTACACCTAGTTCTGCTTTGGATACATTTTCTTTGCAGTTTTTGCAGCATCCTTAAAATCTTTTGCAGTAGGTCTACCTTTTTCACCCGGTTTTTTCATCCGTTCACCAGATCCTCGTGCAATTCTTCTACGCTTTTTGTGAATGTTTTCGTAAAGACTCATTTGTTTGTAGCTCCGTATAGTTTGTTGGCAAATTCTTCTTGTTTAGTTTTATTTTTTTTCTTTTCTTTTTCTTTTTTATTATGTTCTTCTATCATTTTTTTATATCGCATTCTAAAATCGGCTGGCATATTGCCATAACCAAAGTTGTCTGCTGATTTTTCAGCCATAATTACCTCCTATGCTAAGTATGTAGCTTGTTTAGCAGCAGGTTCTGCCTTTGGTGGTGCTGTCGCTGCCTTTTCTCCATACAATCCTTCTGCCTGATCACCACTTTTATCAAATGGTTCTATACCCATTGCAGTTATTTGTAGCTCTACATTCTGTTCTACACCATCTTTCTCTTTACTTTCTCTAACAGTTTTGACATATGCCAAACCTTTAATCATCATTTCGCTACCAGCTTCTGGTAATTTTTCTATACCTAGTTTTTCTAGTTCTTCTCTACCTAAAGATATACATAAACCGTAGCTATACATCGGTTCATCGTACATTTCCTCGCTATCTATAGGTTGTGCATCTTTTTTTAGATCAATTAAATCCATTTTTATACCTCCAATGGTGATGGTGAGTTGTAACCGCTAAATTGGTTCATCATGTCCATAGCATTACCTGCATCTACTTTACCTAACTTTGCCATATTTTCAGCAGCCTGATTCTGTGCTTCCTGTTGTGCCATTGCCTGTTGTTGTTCTGCTCTTGCCTGACGTATTTTTGCAACTTGTGGCCCTGCAACTATTAACGATGGGTCAACTCCTAACATATCAGCATATCCATCAGCCCATGCATCAGAATCAAACTTATCTAATACATCAGGTTTCATCTGTGCAACCATGCCCATACTGTTTACATACCTATCTACACTGTTTGTACCAATAGCACGTTGCGCTTGTGCCAACATAGATACAAATTCTACGTTTAATTCCATGCCCTGCAACTCTTCTGGGGCTGGTGGTACTAGTCCAGCTTCTACCATCCTGTCAAAAGTTATATCAATCAATGGATCTAACAACTCATTGTGTAATCTTTCTAATACTGGCCCTAACATAAGCAGTTTTTCTTCGTGACGCTCTGCTACTTCTGTTGCTGTCATGCGTGTGTCAGTAGCATTTGCCAACATAAGAAACAAATCAGCATAAAAACTACCGTTAATACGGCTACGAACATCCTGTATGTCCATTAACAAATGCTGTAAATTAAGATTTACGTTAAATGCTGTTTCAATTTTGCCTTGCGCTCCATCAATAAACGTAACCCCACCCGGCAAACTGTCCACATCTCTGTTTTTCATGTAGCTTGGCACTTGTAATGGTGGCTTTGTTTGGTAATCAATGCCCTGTGCCTTGCGTAACTGCTCATGCTGTAGCTGTTTTATGTCACCTAATGACTCCATACCGGGTGAATTGCCGTAAATATCGCCACCTGCCACGCCCCATCTAGGTATAACAGCCGGAAATTCTTTAAATCCGCTTTCTCGTAGCACCTGATCGCCATCACTACCTGTTTCAAAATAACAAGACTTGTATGGCATATTCATATTGTCCTTTTTTTTGTAGTCACGATCCCTATCATCTCTTGGTTCTATGGCGTGTACCAATGTAATCCAATTATCTAATGAACCTCTGTCGTACAAGTTTTTAACAGACGTTGAACATTTGTTATATCCAAACTCTCTTACTACTTCTCCTACTGTTTTTTGAAATTCTCTGTATAAAGTGTTTACTCTACCCTGATAATCTGTAGCTATTGCATATTCTCCAATGGTTACAGGGTAATGATGTATAGCGTTTTTGCTATCGGGGAGGATAATAGAACCAGCCGTACCAAATGCTCCAAGTTCTTCGTATATTCCATGTAATGTTCGGTATGTATTGGACTTTTGAAACACTAATTGCATACGTTCTGTGACATCTGCCAACCATAATTTGACAGGTGCATACTTATTTAACTCAGGATCAGCAGTACCTAACCTAAACCACGGTCTTGCAGGGGATGTAGCACCTGCCATCATGCCAGCACCTAGTGTTCTTAATGCTCTTGTACCAGTATTGTCATATATCGAGTTATGCCTTCTATGTCCTTTGTTTCTATCTTGCTGAAAATAACGTCCGTTTCTTGGTAATAAATATGTTGTTACTTCTTGCCAATGCGACCACCACGTTGCCCTTTCAGATCTAAGATGACCCCACCTTGTTATTAGCTTTTCTTTTTTTGTTTTCATAGGTTAACTTCCTAATAAAGTATTGCCACCTAAATTCAATACTGATGGATCTACTCCATAACCACCTGTTAATAAACTACCACCACCCATTCCTCTTGTTTGTTGTCCTCTACTGCCTGCATCTGCTTTCCTATTGTTAGTTAACACTGTTGCAGCAGGGCCAGCTTTTGCAGCCTGTTCACTTCTACTTACAATTGCTTCTACTTCTGGCTGTTTCTGTACTGCTCTGTTGTATTCAATGTCAGCACGTTCAGCTTCTGCCTGTGCTTGTTCCCTAGCTTGTGCGTTAGCTGCTTTTTGTTCTTGTAATGCTCTGTCTTGCGCTCGTTTTTGGTCGTTAGCACTTTTGGCTGCTACATAAACACCTGCTGCGCCTACCGCACCTATTACTGCTGCTACTCCCATGTCATAACTCCTTGGAATAAATAATGTCTTGTACACCGTATTTTAATCTCGGCAAGATAGCAGCTAAAGTGGTGTTTTCTTTTGCGTGCCATAGCATTAATTTGCATCCGAGTGATGTTGCATGGATTTCTGTTTCTTTAATCAAACGTAAACCTGCTCTGCTACCTCTATATTCTTTCTTGATAAACAAGAGATCGTTTTGAGCTAACTTAAGATCAGCATAATGTGGATGATTAAGAACAAAATTAACAGAATAGCCAATCAATTCATCATCTTGCCTAGCTGAAAAGATAAAAATTTGACGCATCTCTTCCATGTTTCGATACGCTTTTTCATCTGGCTTAAGTTTCATAACTTGTTTGTTTAGAGCAATCTCTTCGTAATGCTCTTCAAACAAAATATTTGCTTGAGCCAACATCTCGTCAACTGTGGCTAGTTTGATGTCAATCATTAACTACTCCACATTCGTCAAATGTAACTGCATTTTTGTCAGTTACGGTCACGCCTTCCATAGAAAAGTATTTAGTTACACAATCAAATATTATATGTACTCTGTCTGTCATGCCAACATTGTCCGCAGTGTGTAGCTTTTTATGGTTAAACCACCAGACGTCACCTACCTCAAACTTTTGCTTCTGATTACCGCAAGTTTGGCTACACCATTGGTTTGTTTTTAGTACAAGATGAAACCTAGAATAGTGATCTGCATAGAATCCTTGGTCATTATGTTTAGTTACATGGCCACTAGGTTTTAAATTAACAATCATCAATCTACCCATATCTGTAACTTCTAATTTTTTTAACACTGGTCGCATTAATGGCACTAATGCAGGTGCTAAATAATCCATACATGGGTAGTCGTATGACCCTTTATCCCATATGACGTAGTAATAACTCATTTTGTATGGCCCTCTGACGTATATGCACTCGGTATCTTTGTGTGCTGAACCTGTTGCCTTTTGCCTTGCTGTTATTTCTTTCCATAACTCAGGTTTGGCATCTAATAATTTAAGCAATGGCTTTACATCTAAACCATGTGCTACACGGACAAAGTTAGATTCTTGTGTATGGGTCATAATCAGCTTTCTGTGTGGCTTCTTTACGTCTTTTAATGTATATGTCCTCTGCTACCTTTTTGGCTACTGGTAACGCAAATGTTAATGCTAGTGCATCAGCTAAATCTGGTGACCCTGCACCCTGCAATCTTTTCTTTATTTGATCCTTACCTTCCAATACACGCCTACCTACATTGTCGTACCAATATATCGGTGTAGCTAGTTCTTGTTTGAGGGCTACATCGTTTGGTATTGCACCTCCTTCTTCTATCCATTGCTTCATTAACCACCACATCTCTGTTCTACGGTTAATGTATTGGTCTGGTTTCATTGCTTTGCCACCAAACGGTATTTCAATTACGTCATATGACAATTGCCTTAGTCTGTCGATTACGCCACTACCTGCACCTGCATCACAAAACACTGCATCTGGTTTATGTTGCTCTATCAAATTGGCGACTCTGGACGCTAATTCCATATTGTCTATACCTCGATATACAACTGGTCTAAATGCTTGTTTGCCCTGCCGTCTGAACACTACAGATCGGTCATCACCAAACCTTGCTGGGTCGATGCCAAGGATTATGGGAAACAATCGAACATGGTCTGGTTGATATATGCGCTTGGCTGCATCTTCAGTATCTGCCAATGCAATTAACTGGTCATCACCCTGTGCAGAAAAGTCACATAAATATTCTCTGGCAAACGATGTCTCACTCATGTCTCGTTTAAGACGAGTTACCTCATCAGGATGCAAGCTATCTGTGTCAAACACTGTGTATCTGGCTGCCGTCCAATCGCTTTCGTCTATGGCCTTGTAGTACAACTCAGAAAACAAGTTAATACCTTGAGGTGTACCAATAAACAATGACCATCCAAGACGGTCTGATAGGGCTGGCTGGACGATGTCTGACCATAGCTCGTTCTTTATCTGGGCAACCTCATCTATCACGCAGCCATCCAACCTCATACCTCGTAATGCATCAGGATTGTCACCACCAAACAATCTAATGATCGCACCATTATGTTTAAACCTGACCGACAGTTCACCCTCGTTAATGTCGATTACAGACGTTCTACGCAATGGTTCTATCTTCTGTTTTAGTCTTGCCCATGCAATCGCTTTTGCCTGTCTCAGGAACGGTGCAATGTACACAAACATGGCTAGTTCTTTGTCTGTCTTCATGGCCTTGTCTATTAACTCCATGATTGCCAGTTCTGTCTTGCCTGATCGCCTGTGCAATGCGTAAACGCTAAACCTTTGTTTTTTTATATGGCATTCTCTCTGCCAAGTACGAGGTGTGTAATCTAGCTTGATCAACGGTTGTCTCACACCTGTGGAACGCCTGTTGAAATAGTCAGACTAATATCTCCCTTTGCTTCTACTCCTACCCTTTCTCCATACTTTTTAGGATTCCATTTAGCTAACAACTTAAGTCTTGCTTCTACTCTGTTCTTTTGCATTTGAACTGCTGCTGGATCTAGCCTTGTATTGCCCTCAGAACCGCACAAAGGAGGAGGTGAATCTATTATCTCCAAACATTCTTCTGCAATAGCATCAGCACCCATGTCTCGTGCGTGTGCGAAGCGTGCGATAAAGTCTCCATCATCTTTCTCCAACCAATTATAAATAGTTCTCCAATTAGGTTTATTTTTCTGACGGCAGTAAGACCTCAAAGTATTACCATGAGCAATCCATTCAATTATTTCATCAACAATTTTAGGATCAGGTTTAGTAGAAGGTCTACCTAACTTGGATTGTTTTGTAGCGAGTTGCATAGGAAACACGTTTCTCGTAACGACAGATCTGGGCTATATAACCACGAGAGATACCGAACATTATGGAAAGACAGCCATAACCAATACCATAATCTTCGTGCAATTCTCGCAATGCATCAACAATCACCTGAGTTATTTGAGGATTATGGTTTGGATGATCCTCTGCGACTCGATGACCAGTATCAGAAACACCAACAACTTTAGTCTTGGTTCTAAATGCTGTTAGTGTCATCAAAAAAATAAATAAAATTAAACATAATATAGAGAAATGTAGAGTAAATCGCAATATCTAAAATTAATTTGTTGACATCTGTTGGATTATATGCAACACTATAAAAGTACATTACTATTTTCTAATAACAATGACACACTTCACATTCCCAACCAACCTTGCAGATCACCTAGAGCAAGAGATCTACAACAAACTAGTTGCTTCAGTACAACAAGACGTAGATTGCTGTAACAAGTTTTGGGCAAAACGTGAGCAAGAGGGCAGAACTTACGACATGGCAAAAGTCTACAAGTCAAGATCTGGCAAAGTGGTAGAAGAAAAAGTTTATTACTACCAAGACAGCAAAGGTTTAAAAGACATTACTTTCCATCAGGAAGAAACTTCTTACTTTGACCCAAGCGTGACAATGCGTAATGACTATCACAGACCATTAAGTTGCAAAGTTCATTACAAGCGTTGTGCAGAAAATGCAAAGGCACAAAGAGATCATGCAGTTGCTTTATGTACAGAAAGAGTTAACAGCCATCTAACAGTTTCTGACAATGTCTATGACATCAACTTAGATCTAGGCAAAGGTAATCTTATTGAAGGTAACGTAACTGGTCACACAGTTAACAACCAAGATTTCCAGATACACCTTCAGATGATGTGGAACTACCGCTACGGTGAGAACTCAGCTAATGGCTACCTTACACAGTATGTCCAGTACAGAAGTGACAGGCGTGGTGCTAGGCAAGAGGGCAAGTCAGTACAGCAAGCTATTACAGATGCTGAGAGACAGGCCAAGCGTGATGCCAAGCAAGCAATTGTTGACCAGAAAAATTTAGCCAAGTGGGAGAAATTTCAGAAGCTACCAGTTGTAATGGAGAAATGGGTAGACAAAGAAATTAAAACACTAGCTGCCGTGATCAGCGATGAAGGTTTAGCCAAGAGTCAATCAGATGCTGACAGAATGGGTTGGACATTTGACAAAGATTGGCAGATTAAATGCATTACAGGTGACATTGACAAACACAATACTTTGAGAAATGACCTCAGACATTGGCAAAATGACGAGACAGGACTTAAGGCATTGTTTGACAAAGGTGTAGACACACGCAACAAACTTAAGGAGATGTACGGAGTTTAATTACTCCTACATCTTTTTTTATTTACAGGAGATTTTAAAAATGAACACTATTAAAAAATTCACTTCAAAAGTTGACGGTTGCGAGTTCGATTATTTTATTGATCAAAGCACTAGCAGCAATCAAAAAATCCTTAGTTACAGAATTGATGGAACTGATTGGCAAGACTTCATACCAAATGACAAGAGAGCCTACAGCCCCGAACAATACCAAGAGATGATAAATCTACTGGAGAGCAATTCATGACCTTTGTACTATTTCCTTATTTACTTTTATTCCTAATCCTTATTTGACATGGACAAACATCAAATCAACTTACCAGAATCAGAATTTAAAATGCTAATCAAAGCATACGAAGACAGATTATGGAAACACATAAAACCAATACAAAGGTTTGAAACTGGCGTTGAGATACAACGTTATCGCACCAGTAACGCATTATTGGAATGTGAACAAATGAATTTTAAAGTTATGATGGGTGACCACAACTACAGAGTTAGTCTTGGCACACCTGATTGTTTAACTAACATTTCTTACACCAGAAAATTTAAAAATCCTACTGTGTATCGTGAATGGTATCTAACAGAGATCAGACACAGCTACAACGAAATCTATGCAAGGATTACGCAATTAGCACAAACCATTGGATATGATTACAGCCATCTAGTTGGGCAGCTTAACTTTACAGAGTTAGAGCAAGCCAGTATTGATTATTGGTTAGAAAAAAATGCCAGACCACCAGTTAGCAAAATGTTTTTACCAACTCATCAGGAGGTGTAAACAATGGACAATCCAAAACTAAACGATGAGCAAATTGAAAATTTAACTTATTCTCTTTACTCAAATTTAATGGACTTCAAACAACTTAATACAGGTTTTATGCCAAACAGAGAGGACATTATTAAATGTCTTGACAACGCATTACAAAATTTATAGAGGGTGTAACAACCCTCTTTTTTTTTGCCTAATTACTTGTATTAATGTTGCATTTATGGCAATATAGAGGTATGGAATCAACTATTAAAACACCAGTACAATTAGCCATTGCTTCCTTCGGTGGTGTGCGTGCGTTGGCACGAGCTATCCACAGAGATCCAGCATCAGTATCTAAATGGCAAAAGGGAGATGGCACTATACCAACATCTATTCAACGCAAGCTGCTTGAGACAGCATGGGATAGAGGTATAGATCTATCAGCCCATGAACTAATTTTTGGTAGAGAATGAAGTGCTGGTGGTGTGACAGCGATCTTATCTGGGGATCAGATGTAGATATAGAAGAGGGCATGGGAGGTTATCCTGAGTTTTCGGTAATGACTAATTTATCTTGCCCCAGATGTGAATCTCAGGTGGAAGTACTAAAGAAAAGCGATGCCTTCGATTAATTAATTATTTGACAGGTGTTGCAGTATGTGCTACACTAGTTTACGAAGGTGTTATACCTTCAATTGTTGTTTACTAATTTCTATTAACAAACACATGGCAATTCAATTACCAAAAAGTTCACATCCAACGGGATTACACTTTTTTAAACGCAACCCACATCCTAAAAAGGAAGACCATGGTGATTGCGGAGTTAGAGCTATTACTTTAGCTACTGGCACTGATTACTCACGAGTAAAATTTTATGCCGACAGATGGATTCAAGAGAATGATTATGAATACTCTGAACCATGCTGGGGCTACAGAACCAGATACAAAACTTCCTACGGTGGTATGACCGCAGGGGATATGACTTCTATCCTTCATGACATAGGAAGAAGTTATAACACAGACCTAAGACGTTGGAGTCGACATGGTCTTACTACTAAATTTCATGTCGATCAATTACCAACTGTTTGCATTGTTGAGCAATGTCAACATTTTGTAGCTGTGAAAGATGGTGCTATCTATGACAGTTGGGATAGCAGAGGTAAGACTAAAAAATTAAAAGAAGTGCATGGCATATGGTGTCATGACGATGTCTGGGATAACTTTGTTAGCAAGAGGTACAGATGACAGATACCCAGAAACTACAAAGGTTGGCCTACTTGGCCGACCTTCCTTATTGCAAGCACACATCAGAGGATTGGGAAGAAGAACTCAGACTCGAATGTGAATTACAAGACCACCCTCAGTACAAATCTTTTTTAGACCAATGATCCCAAAAACAATTCAAGACCATAACGGTAAAAACGCATGGCAATTTTCAGTTGACACTACCAGACAAGCATTTTGGAAGATGGTAGAGAAAGGCGAAGAAGCAGACATTTTTGATCTTGTCTTTAGCGAGTTAACTATTGACCAATGTAAAAACATCAATAAATTAATTGATGCAGAAATTTGGAAAGAACTACATTTACAGGAGAAAAATCAATGAGAAAAATTACTATCGAACTATATGCCAACAGCGAGTACTCACTTGATGACAGGTTAAAAGAAATTAGATGGGCTATTACAAGAACTGTATGGCCTTCATCTTGTTTTTCAGAAGGCAGCCGTAAACGTTTAGAATCTGGCTGCGTTGAAGAAGAAACAGAATACAAGCTAACTGATTATGAATACGACAAAGAAAATCCCAATTGGGGATATGGTCGCAGACAAGATTGCGTTGGCAAATGGAAAATGCAAATTGTTCCAGACCAAGACTATGTAAACTTTCAAAAATCAGAAGAGCTATGACTTTAAAAGAAATTCCAATAACCAACAAACAAGATTGGTTAGAAAACAGATTGCTTGATGTAACTTCTACAGAAGTATCAGCATTGTTTAACGTCAACCCATACCAATCAGAGTTTGAGTTGTACAACCAGAAAAAAGATAAGGTTGTTGTCAACTTGGAAGACTCAGAACGTATGGCATGGGGTCGCAGACTTGAGGATTCTATAGCTCAAGGTTGTGCGGAATCTCAGGGATGGCAAGTTCAACCATTTGATGTATACATGAGCGATACAGACACAAGAATGGGTAGCTCGTTTGACTACAAAATTACTAGCACTGACGAGCTAGGAATTATGGAAGTAAAAAATGTAGACGCAATGGTTTATCGCACGAAGTGGATTGACGATGGCAATGGGCATATTGAAGCACCACCACATATTGAAATGCAATTGCAGCATCAACTTCATGTAGCCAACATTAGTTGGGGATGCATAGTTGCCTTGGTAGGTGGCAATACACAAAAGCTTATTGTCAGAGCAAGAAACAAGGAAGTTGGAGAAATGCTTGAAACAAAAGTAAAAGAATTTTGGGATAAGGTTAAAGCAGGTACACCACCTGACATTGATTATCTCAGAGATTCTAGTTACATCATTAAAAGTTTATGCAATCAGGCAGACGCAGGTGTAATCCTTGCAGCAGATGAAGACATGGACAAACTTGTTGATGATTACTACGCAATCAACAAAGAATACATTTCACTTGGCAAAACAAAAGATTCTATAAAAGCACAAATTTTAGAAAAAAGTCAGAATGCATCCAAGATTGTTTCCAAGTACGGCACAATCAATTGCGGAATGACAAAAGGTAGTCAAGGTAAATACATTACCCAAGACATGGTTGGCACATACATCAACCCACGCAAAGGCTTTCGCCAATTTAAATTTAATCAACCAAAAGGAGTTTAAAAATGACCTCATCAATCACACCACTTGTAGCCATGCAGGGAACACTAGAAAAAATGGCAGACAAATTTACTGAAGCTTTGCCAAGGCAAATGGATGTAAACAAATTTATTAGTGTTGCTAAGTTAACGCTAAATAAAAATCCAAAGTTATTACAAGCAGACAAAACTAGTTTGATGCAGACTTTTATGAAGGCAGCACAAGATGGTTTGTATTTAGATGGCAGAGAAGCAGCAGCAGTTCAGTATGGCAATCAAGTTAATTATTTACCTATGGTCGAAGGTGTTATTAAGTTAATGCATAACAGCGGATTAATAAAAACAATTTCTGCTGAAGTTGTATATGAAAATGATTGTTTTGAATATGAGTTAGGAAGTAATCCTCATGTAAAGCATATTCCATTGTTAGTTGGTAACAGAGGTAATCGTATATGCGTTTACTGTTATGTACAAACTGCAAATGATGGAGAGTACATTGAGATTATGAATATGGATGATTTAGATAAATGCAAACAACAAGCAAAAGGTGCATCATCACCACATTCACCTTGGGTTAAATGGTTTGACCAGATGGCCAAGAAAACTGTTATCCATCGCATAGCAAAACGACTACCAAAAAACGATGCAATTAGTTCTGTTGTCAGAATAGAAGAGGATACTGATTTTAAACAGCCAGTAAATGTAACTCCTACACCTGATAAACAAGACCAGCCATTGTCCAGACTCAAAGAAGCTATGGGCATGGACGATGCAGGTGTCGAGCAAGCTAGGCAAGATGTATTAAAAAAATACAAAGGGGAGGAGTAATGCATTTTTACTCCTTCAACATTGGCGATTACATAAGCCATACTAAACACTTGTCAAACATGGAGGATCTAGCATACAGAAGATTGCTAGACCTCTACTACCTACATGAACGGACGTTGAACGAGGATGTGGCAACTGTTGCACGCAAAATCAACATGAGAGATAACGTGCCAGAAGTAGAAGTAGTTTTAAAAGAATTTTTTATTCTAGAAGTTGGCAAAGGATGGATTAATCCAAGGGCTGACGAAGAAATAGAAAAGTATCAAAGCAAGGTACAATCAGCAATTAGAGCAGGTAAAGCATCTGCTCTTGCTAGGTCTAACGCACGTTCAACAACGGTTCAACCAAACAAGAAACAAGAAACATTAAACAAGAAACAAGAAACAAATATAAAGCGACCACGCAATGTAAGTAAAAAAACATGGGATGATTTTTTAACTCATAGAAAAAACAAGAAAGCACCATTAACAGAAACTGCTTTGATTGGTATAAAGAATGAAGTTAAGAAAACTACTATTAGTTTGGAGGATGCATTGGTTATGTGCCAAGCAAGAGGATGGCAGAGTTTTAAATCCGATTGGATTAACAAAGAACAAAAGTCATTTGCTACTACTAACTACGGTGAGGGGGTACAAAAGATATGAGTTTAGAAAACCTTATCAACAAGGATAGGCCAACAGAAAAACGCACTTGTTCTATACACAATGTTGCCTATACTTCAACAAACTTTATTGGCGAGCATTGGACAGAGTGTCCAAAGTGTATGATGTTACGCAAAGAGAAGGAAGCTTTAGAGCAAATTAAAGCTGATAAGCAACGTGAACAGGAGCGTGAGCAGCGTAGATGGACAGCCAAGGTAGGAAGTGCAGCTATACCAGAACGATTTAAGGATCGGACATTGGATAGTTATGTAGCAAAGACAAGTGGTCAACAGAAGGCATTAGCTTTTGCAAAAGAGTATGCAGAAAACTTTGACCAAGTAATAAAAACAGGACGTTCTGCAATCTTTGTTGGCAAACCGGGAACTGGCAAAACCCATTTGGCAATAGGCATTGCGTTAAGCATTATGCAACAACAACGGTCACCAGTATTTGTCACCGTACAACGTCTAATTAGAAGAGTTAAGGATAGTTGGAGAACAAAAGAAGAAACAGAGAGCGAAGTCATAGATGCATTTGCATCACCTGATCTGCTCATACTTGATGAAGTTGGTGTACAGTTTGGGTCAGAGTTTGAAAAACAATTGTTGTTTGATGTACTCAATGAACGTTATGAAAAACTTAAGCCATCTATTTTATTATCAAATATTCCTAGCGAGCAATTGTCAGACTACCTTGGTGAACGTGTAACTGATAGGTTGCGTGAGAACGGAGGTGCATTAATTGGTTTTAACTGGGATTCTTACAGAAAAAATTTATGACAACAGAACAAAAAGTTGCAGCAGCCAAGGCACGCATCAAAGAATTAGAATTATTAATTAAACTATGGAGCAAATCTTAATGACAAAAAACAAACTAAACACAGGTGACTTGTGGTTTAATCCAAACGAACCAGAAAAATTAGCAGTATTTAAAAAAAATAAATGGGAAAAATTTATACCCGAATTGTCAGAAAAACAAAAAGACATTATGCAAATTGCAAATTACAGGCAGCAATTAGCAGAACTGGAAACACAGTTTTGGTTTAATGATTTAAAAGCACAGGATTATATGGTTAGATTTGATGCAATAAAAAAACGCATACATGAATTAGAAAATAAACATAAAACTTTATGGGAAAAATTTATTTATTTTATAAAAAAATTATTTAAAAAAATATGATTGAAATAGTATTAGGTTGGCCACCATCAGATCTATCTCCAAACAAAAGATTGCATTGGGCAAAACTGGCAGCAGCAAAAAAACAATACAGAAAAGATTGTTTTAGTGTATCTAAAGAACAGTTAAAAAAATATCGAGGGGTATATGAAAACATACCAGAAAAATTAGTTTTAGAAATGACGTTTATACCGCCAGACAAACGAAGTTATGACCGTGATAACTTAGTTGCTAGAATGAAGGCAGGTATTGACGGATTAGCTGACGCATTACGCATCAACGACAAACGTTTTAATACTGTCATATCAACCATGGACTCAGACTATCTCGGTGGTTTTGTCCGCATACGCATACTACAGGAAATTCCTTATGGCACGAAAGATCAAGAACCTATCCGTCAAGACACGAGAGTACAAAGATAAAGACGGCAATTCTAAGGCCAACTGGGTCAACATTGGAGTCATCATGGAGAATGACCAAGGCAAACAATTTATGCTTATTGATAGATGGGTAAATTTAGCAGGGTTGCCTGACTTTAGTGACAAACCAAATCCATCAGCAGTAATGGTATCTATTTTTGATGCAGATAATAATTACCAACCCGGAAAACCTGCACCAAGTACACCAACATATAAAGGCAATGATAATTCAGACAGTTGGAATAGCTCACCTAAAGTACCAGAAGTAGACGAGATTCCATTTTAAAGTAGCCCCAGAATGACACAGACCATTTATCACTCTGGGGCTAGGCTCTAGAGTTGGGGAAGAGAACTAGAGCCTATCTGGCCACCACCACTGCTTATTTTTTCTTTGGTGGCCTACCAACTTTAGTTCCGTATGTGCCTTTGCCTTTGGGTGACATAATAATCTCCGTGTTTTTTTAATTATGAAAGAATTTTTTTATTCTGTCCATAGTTTTACGTTCTTCTCTTAATTGTTTTTTGGTCAATAAACATTCTAGCTCTACTACTCTTCCTAATAAACTTGCTAAAAAAACATCTTGTTTCATTTGATGCCGTATTAAATGTGTACAATACCTTTTAACTCCATCGTAATCATCGCTTTTTAAAACTTCTCTAACACGCATCTCTACAGATAACTGCAACTCTACAGGTGGTTCTTCTAATTCAATATTAAGAAATTTATCTTTAGCCATCAGTTTAATTTGGGAAACAATTGTTGCTCAAGCAGATCTACTGCACGGTCATCTAACGTGTTCGAGGTCTGCTTACAAATTGTCCGTAATAAATCTACAATTAACCTTTTACATCCTGTCGTAGAAAGAAAGCGTAATAATATAGGCTTTAGTATTTTGTACATAGTTTGTTTGTTTTTCCAAACATAGCACACGTTATTGGATCTTGCCTTCTATTCTGCTAACCGCTTCTGATAACTTGTTTAGTCTAAAGTATATGTCTCGTATGTCTCGCTCTCTACGACTACTCATGTTTGATATCACCATAACTAAAGCAGTAGCTGCTGCTCCCACCAATGCACCATATATCTCAGGCATTTGCGTAAATAGGTAATTATGTATAGTATGACTAATAAATGTAAACTATGACAGAAGAAATTAAAAAAGGCCCATTAAAAAAATTAAAAGAAACTATTGAAGACAAAGAAGAACAACTAGCTTTTATTTCAGTAGTAGTCAGATTAGTTGTTGTTGGGTGGAGTGGTTTTATAGTATCCCTTAATTACATAACAATTCCCGGCTACAGTAATGAGCCAAAAGATATAACTTTTCCAGCAAGTTTGCTGACAGGAGCGTTAGCCAGTTTTGGTTTGGAAGGTGCTAAGAAAAGAGGTGATGGTACATATAAACCTGATGAAAAACCATTAAACAAAAAAGAAGTAGAACAGTTATTAGCTACACAATCAGGTGGCTATCAGACTATTAGAATAGAAACACCTATAAAGATCTTAGGTGCTGAAGTTGTCAACAAAAAGGAGGACAAAAAATGAAAAAGCTATTAGCACTATTATTACTGTTTAGTCCTTCTGTAGCACTAGCAGACATCACGCAAAAATTTACGACATCTGCTCAGATTACGGTAGATATGCCGTATTCTGTTACCAATAAGTTAGGCACGACATATTCAATATCTGGTAATAACATAACTCCATCTGTAACTGTAGGAGACACAACAACATCAGGAAAGATTGGTGGTATTAATCTTGGCAGTTTAAATAGTGGCGTACCTGCCATGATACAAACTGATAAATCAATTACCACAGCAGGGAGTGCATTTTCGCTGACAGAAGCTGTAACAATGGGCGATTCTCAACCTAGTGCAATCACTCCATCGTCAGGCATAGCAGCATTACCACACCTTGGTGGGCAAACAACTATAGGATCTGGTGGTACTTTGGGATCAGGTTCTATGACCTCTTTATCATCAGGTGTTCATACCTGTAGTGGTGCATTTGGATCTGGTTCTAGCTGCGTAGGATCAACAACAGTAACCATAACCATAGATTGAAAAAACTTTGGCCGTTATTAATAATATTATTTCCTGTCAAAACCTTTGCAAACCCAGTTGTGCCTACCTTCCGAACCGGAAGTTCCAGTACAAATTCCCAAACCCAAAGTGTAATAACAGAATCGGTGGTATCTCATCAGTTCCGTACAGGGTATTCTCTGAGCGTATCAGGCACGAACATAGAAAGTGCAGATGTTAATGGCTATATTAACTCTATACCTACGGCAGAAGCTGAACAAACAGTTAATGGAATTAACTTTTCATATACAAGTCCTACGTTGGAAGGTGTGCCTAGATGGAAAATAGTAAACGAAGGTCAGCCTTTCAGTTTAGTCGAATCAATAATTTCTCCCGGACTAGATACAATAACCACTATAAATCGGGTAATAAATACAACAACTACAACCACCGTAGAAACAACGTTTGGGCAATAATTTTACTTTGCCTATGTCCAACAAAGGTTTTAGCTAATACAACCGTTGCAAGCCCTTCTAGCAACGCACAGGGAACGGTAAATAACAATGCCACCATGATAGCTCCGCAATCTAATCCGCAGTTTAGGATGTCTCAGGGTATTGTTTGTAGTTCACCTAGCCTTACCATCACACCCTTCCTTACTGACTCATGGTCATTTAATCGACCTATAGAAACTGTGACTAAACAAAATATTTATGACGAAGATACAGGTGCAATAAAATATGTACAAGAAACACCAAGGTTTGAAAAAGATAACTACAATTTAAACTACGGAATATCAGCACAGTTTAGTATTCCGCTAGGCAAAGCACCTGCACTATGCCATCAGGCAACAGAGGTAAATATAAAAAACCAAAAGTTATTATATGAGAAGGGAAAATTAGAACTTGCACTTTTCAGACTTAAGGTGTGCGGTGAGCAAGCAAAACTTGGCGTAACCTTTACAGGAAAATATGCATCTATATGCGAGGGCATTGCAGTTACTGTTCCTCCCGGTCAGGTAATCCCTCACTCTCATTCTTTGAAACCTTAGATTTAGTTAAACGTTTTATAAGCTGCTTCGTTAGGGGTTTTATAGCGTTTAAAATAAGAGGAGTACTCGCAGCGATACTAGCGACAAAAAAAGTAGAGACAGCCACACTAGGCGTAGGTAAGTACTGGTCGATGAACTGTACGTCTTCATAAACAGTAGTGCAATCACCGTTGCTTTCTCTAACATAATTCTTAATCCGCTCCAATCGCTTATCGTTAACAAAACTTCCTATTCTGGGGGCTTTGTCTGGAGGACAGGGTTTGTATTCATCTTCTTTTTTTTCGTTTTTTGGTATTTCTGTTTTAGGTGGCTCACTAGTTGGCATCTCACTATCGTTAGCAAGATTAGGCATCTCTTCTGTAATTGTTAATTGATCTGGTACATAGTTTAATGGGTTAAAACTAGGGTACGGACAATTACTAATTACACCATTAGGATCTTCTATTATTAAATTTCTATTGCCTGTATTTTTTGTATCTCTGTGGTAATAAGTGCAACCAATTACTTGTACATTTGAGTGGCTATAGTCAGGTACATAGGTATATGGTATATGAACATCAGGTATATGTATCTCAGGTATTTCCAATTATTTTTTTGGAGGTGTTGGCAAAGCAAAAGATGGGCCAGTTGTTTTTGGCAATGCGTTATCCATGACGTTAGGCAATAGCCCCTTTACCTCGCCAAGTATAGAGTTCATGATTTTAGCTTTAAACTGCTCAGATGAAACATACTTGAATGTAAAGAAACCGCCGCCTAATATTCCTAAAACGAGGATCGTAGTTACGATAGTTAAAGCGTCTAATACTTTTCTCATGGTTAAATCTGCAATTATTAGAGCTATGTCAGTTATGACATTCGCTACATTACTGCTAATTATAGGTCTATCTCCTCTTTACGTCACTTTAGGACTGTTACAACGTCAAATAATAGAAAAGAAAAGTTAAGTTTTAGCTTGTTTTGCATCTGAAGGTTTTATTTCTTCCTCTTGATTTTTTGTAGATAATAATTGTGCCTGTGCATCTTTTACACCTAAGATTGCACCTTGATACCTGTCTTCATTTTTACAGGCAATATCATAAGCACGTTTAGCTTCTTCTTTTTGAGTTTGGATGCTAACAAGCTGTTGTTCGTATCGCTTGATTAGTTCATCTAGTGGATTGGTCATTAGTCTGCCTCCTCTGGGGTGTTACCTTTTGATACCCATTCTAGGTACTCTTGATAATGCCTATTACCTTCACTTTTTGGGATGTAAAGCATATCTTCTTTTCTTAAAATCATTTTTGTATTAATCTCGTTAGTTAATTGATTTTTTAATTTTTTATAAGTGTAATTCATAATTAAAGCTCCGCATCAAATTTACAAAATGCACTACCGCTATCATCTAAGTATAATATCCCATTAGCTGCGACTGCATTTGTTGAATTAATTGCAATTCCACGTGTGTCTGCATTAGTAAAATTAGGATCGCCAGCATAACCACTAGCATCAGTGAAAGTACCAGAAAATGAACTTGTAGGTACGTCTCTTTTTTCTACTTCAAAAGTATGCCAATTATATGCTCCTCCAGACCCAGCACTATATCTTGCTAATACATATAAAGTTGGATTAAAAACCTCGTAATAACGCTTACAAAGCTGTAGCTCCTGTGCGAATGACCTATGCTCAAAATCTGTTGCCACGCTGCCTACTTCTAATTGAAGCCCTGTAATTTCAAATGTCGCATCATTTGTTGTCCACCATGTTGAAGTTTGATCTGGTGTTTGTTCATTTCCATTATAATTCACCCATTGATTATTAGTAACACTAGATGCTGTATATGTTGTACCAAGATATTGATAAATATGAAGTATCATTCCTAGTCCATTATCATTATCAAAAGTTAAATTACTATCTCCAGAAATTGTTTTAGTTACTTTTGTCCAAGTATCCGCAGATAATGTGCCAGTTTCAGTGGGGAAAAGTCTAGCAGTTCCATCTGAAGAATGTATTAAGTAGTTAAAATTTTTTGAAACGCTTGATTTAACCCAAAAGGAAAGAGTTATATTACTTGAACTAGAAGTATAATTCCAACCACTATTTGCAATATCTTGTGCCTCTATTCTATATTCTGTTCTAACAAAATCTGAAGCACCAGCACCACTTGTCTGATTACCGTTTGTAAGACGAAATGCTTTTCTAAATCCTAAAGTGTAGGGTGTAGTTCCAGCAGCTACATCAACTTGTGATTGAGTAATTACTTCGTCTGTACCACCAAAATTACACGCAATCCTGTCAACTGTATGAATACCATAAGAAGTAGATGACGTACCACGTTGAGCCACGTTCATAGCTCCGTTGATTATTAAATTACGATTAGGTTTATTTGTAATATTGGCAGTACACGTTCCATCAGTATTATTTATACTGATTGCAGGTACGCTAGCACCAACTCCTTTAATACTGTTGACTTTTACTTCAGACATTAGTCAGCTTCCTCCGCAGTGTTAGTTTTAGCCCACTCCAAATACTCTTGGTAATCGGTGTTTGCTTCATCGAACGGAACTGACCATATAGTTCCGTCTTCTTTTGTTACTTGGATAGCTGGAACCACACCATCTTTATCTTTTTTAAGTAGTTTGTATTTAATAGTCATAATTAAAGTTCTGCAGAGAAAGAAAAAGTAGCATTATTACTTCCATTATCACCCCATTCGCCTATTTGTCCCGTAGTCATACCCGAAGCAGTAGCACGAATATAAAGAGAACGTGGATGTGATCTAGTAATTTGAATACTACTTAAGGTAGATACACTTTGACCTGAAGAATTATAGGCTACAAGTCTAAAAGTATTAGTTGTTGATAAACTTGGACTCGCTCTCATAATTACTGGTAATTGAAATATAGTCTCTACGTTTGTTGCAGATGTAGCGTAACCAATACTAAAATTAGAATAAGCTACGCTTGAAACCCATTTATAAAAGTATCTTTGGCAGAAAGCAAGCTCTTGACCGAATGACCTGTGTTCAAATTCAGTGACTTCTGTGCCAGCTTCCACTTGTAAGCCTGTAATTTGCCAAGTTGCACCATTAGTAGCACCTAATTGTGTTTGGCCAATAGTTCCTTGTGGAGCATTTGATGATGACCAACTTCCTGTTCCAGCTATTCCTTGATCTGCGCCCGCTCTATTAGACCCATTATATAATCCAAATTTTAATTCAAGTCCTGATGAAGTTCCTGCTTGATAAGTTCCAGAAGTATCGCCCGGAACTTTTAAAACTACTCTCGACCAACTCGTTGTCGCTGCATAAAGCATACAATAAGATCTACTACCACTATTATTAATAACAGCAAGACCATAATTACCAGCTATTGATGCCTTAACATAAAAACTTATAACAAAATCTTTTGCACCTGATGTTCCTAAAGATAATCTGTTTATGTTTCGACCTTCAATTCTGTGTTGCATCGAAAATCTGTCGTCAGCAGCAGGAGTTCCACCTGATGACTCAGGAGTAGTGATTGTAACTTTATTTGAATTATAAAAACCAGCAGGAGCATCTGCTACACGTTGTAGAGTAGCAGTTAATTCGCCACAATTATAGTTATAAACATGATACCTATCTGCTGCAAAATTTAAAGTATTGCCGGGAGAAGATGTGACCGCAGAGCCTCCATTTCTTTGATCAACCTCCATGCCTCCATTAATTACTATGTTTCTATTACTAAGTTGTCCACCATTTACACCAGTTACGTTTTGCAAACTATTTGCAGAATCTTTTGTCGCAAATACTCCAGATTCCGTACTAGGTAATTTTATTGTTTTGTCAGATGCAGGGTTAGTATCAGGCGCAGATATTATTACACCATTACCACCGCTATGTTTTAGTTTAATAGAACTCATAATTAACTAGGCTCCGTAGGCCATGTAGGATTTGCGGGATCTGTAGTATTAGCTGGTAAATCCCTTAATTGTTGTCTGTAAGTTTTCCAAGCATCTGACATGGTAACGTCAGAGTTAGCCATCCAGTCAGATTGATTTAATAATGAATTTCTTTGAATACGTAATTCAGCCCATTGATTAGTAATTACTCTTGCTGCATCAACAGCATACAAAGCCTTTTCTTCATCAGTATCTTCTCTGGTTACAGTTGTGCCATCTGGATAGAAAGTTATATTAGTCATTATTCATAATCTCCTGTCTGATAACAACACACTACTCTTGCAGATTCATCATATTCATAACCACCGTTAAAAATTTGAATTTGATTTATAACACCTGTATTTCTCCATCTTCCTGTATGACTATACTGTCTCCTCTCTTGTTCACTACCATTTCTAAGATCAGTAAATCGTGCTCTGGTAAACCATCCTCCTTCATCTGCACCACCAGAATCGGTTGCTCTTTCAATAGTTACAACTCCATTAAATATATGCACATGACCTGTTGAGGCAGGTTCTATAATACTCATAAAATTACTGTCACCAGCATTACCATCACCTGCATTTAAAGCAACTGCTTGATCAGTATCAGCTGTAGAGTTAGTTCTAAAAGTACCCCAAGAATAATTACCACCAGAATCTATAGAGCCTGCACCAAATCTTAATCTCAATACACTGCTTGTGTTATTACCATCTATGCTATATCTCTGAAAAAAAAGTTTGATAATAACAGCGTTATTTGGAATTCCTGTAATTGTTGCACTTGTTAAAGAACCTGTATCTAAGTTTACTTGTATATGTTTTTTGTAAGTATGTCGGCCACTAGCTTTAGCTGCTGTTACCGCATTAGCAGCAATCATATCTGTATCTACTATTCCATCAGGCAAACCTCCTACTGCTAAACCGCCTATTGTATTGTTGCTGCCGTTAAGTGTTAGTGCCATAGTTATACAAAAGTAACAACAGAAGGACTATTAATAGTCAGTGTAGCATTGATTGTAAATGGTGTCGGAACAACTGCATTATGATTTGTACTTATTGTGTAATCCTGATCCATAGTATTTTCCGATTCGTGAAAAATTTTCTCACCGTTACCACCAGCAGCACCGCCACCAATAGTTCCCCATGCACCATTGTTATAACCTTCAAATTGATTTAGTTGACTATTATGACGTATCATCCCAACTACAGGACTACCATCTCTAGCTGCTGTATTACCAGATGGTAATTTTGCAGAACCACTAGTACTTGTTCTTGGTACTTTTTCTGTATCTAATTCTTGTATTGCAGCTTGCACATTAGTTGCAGCTACATCTCCTGTAGCAGCAGAAACTATATTTGCAGCATCACCGGGAACATATGCAGCAACCCAAGCAGAGCCTGTGTATACTTTCATAATGTTTGATGTTGTGTTGTAATACAAATCACCACCAGTTAATGGGTCACCGTCATTATCTACAGTAGGATCACTAGATTTTGGCCCAAGATAAGTATCATCAAAATTATCAAAAGCAGCTAATGCAGATGCAGCAGAAGACGCTGCGGATGTTGCACTAGAAGCAGCATTTGTTGCGCTTGTAGCAGCTTCACCTGCTTTTGTTGTTGCAGTAGTTGCACTACCAGCAGCACCTGTAGCAGAATTTGCAGCATTACTTGCTTGTGTTGATGCAGTAGATGCAGATCCTGATGCAGCCGTTGCTGAAGATGCAGCAGCCGTTGCACTATTGGCAGCATTAGTAGCAGATGTACTTGCACCACTAGCTTGAGTTGTTGCTGTTGTCGCAGAACTAGCAGCGTTAGTTGCACTTGACGCTGCTGCTGTTGCAGAATTACTTGCGTTTGTTGCACTAGTTGCTGCATTAGTTGCAGACGTTGCTGCTTGTGTCGCTTTAGTTGTAGCTGTAGTAGCTTGAGTTGTAGCAGTATTGGCTTGTGTGGTAGCTGTAGTAGCACTATTTGCTGCTGCTGTAGCTGATGCTGCTGCTGCGTTTGCTGATGTTGTAGCTGCTGCTGCGTCTACTATTAAATTCCAAGCAGCAGAATTTGTATTAGTTGTTAAAGGTTGTGATCCACTAGACGTATGCGCTGAGACACATATAAAAATATTATTTGTTGATGTATCTTTTACAAAATCTCTTACATTATATGAACGACCTGCTGCCCAATCACCTCTATATACACCTAATTCTTGTACAACGTTAAATTCACCACTATCGTCAAAACCTAATACTTTATTTGCTCTGGCTGCTGCGTTTTCTGTAATTTCTAAACTACCAATAGTATTAGTTAATGAAAATCTTATACCTCTATCTAATTCTGTTTGTTGTTGTTGATGTAAGATTATTGCTTTATCTAATGCATCATTAATAACTTCTGGAAAAAACCCACCTTGGTTTGTTAAATCTGTACCTTGTAATGGTTCTACAGCAGAAGTAATAACAATACTAAATCCACTAGCTAAATTTTGATTATTACCGCCTGATTTTAATGTTATGCTTCCACCGGGATTGCTGTTTTGGTCTGCATTTAAAGTAACTATATAATCGTTATTTAATCCTAAAGTTAATGTTGTCTCGTTACTTGTGCTAGCCTCTAATTTTTTTACAACAATATCTGCGTCTGTAAAAACTTTAAAAGCAAAAGGAAAAGTATGTGCAGAACCGTTACCTACAAAAGGATTTGTCTTTCTTGTAGTCGAATTTATCGTCATTAACTAGACTTATTCACTATCTTATTAAGGTTACTACTAGATCTTTTTATTACGGTCACGCCTTATTCTCTACTTCTGCGACTAGCTTTACCTGTAAACAACGCTCTTATATGATCTGGTGCATTTTCTGGTTCTATAAGACCTTTATTAATATCGTATTGAATACTAATAGGACGGCCTAATAATGTAAAAGGTATTCCTGTAGCTAACGTTAATGCTGATAATACATCTCTTATGTTTTTACCTGTAAGTTCTTTATCAGGATCAATCAAATTAAGTACAGTTCTTATAGTACCAACACTTGCTGCTTCTAAAGTAGACATAGATGGACTAGTTGTCATGCGATCATCATATGGCAAATCGTTTAATGAATTAAATGGCACAATAGCTATATTGCCAAAAGGCACTAATGCAGCAGCAGCCCTAAATTGTGAACCAAAAAACCAACTTGCAATATCATCTAAATAACCATCCTCGTCTTCATCATTTAAATCACCGCCTGTTGCTCTTACTATTAAATCTGCAATTATAGCTGGCAAACCAAAACCTAATAAATATGACATAAATAATTGACCAGTACCTTTACCTCCAACTTTAAATCCTAAATCATTAAATAATTTTTTATATTGTGTTGCATTTAAATTTGCAATCATATTGAAATAACCACCAAATTGCACCATAGTTTTATAAAAAGGAGAACCAACTTGAAATGCTGCTAAGTCTTCTGCTTGTAAACTATCCTGTGTTAAACGTACATTTGCATCTGCTTGCTGTATCGCTTCTTTTTGTACCTCTATTTCTGACATAGTTTTTGGACTTTCAGTTAAAACTTTGTTGTAAGTAGCAGACCAAACTACAGTATCGACTTGATTTTGAAATGCTTGTTGCATAAAATATCCATGCCTTTCTGCCCATTTTTGTATTTTTTGATATGCATTTGGATTTATTAGCAATTGGTTTAATGTATCTTGCACATCAAATATTTGGTTAAATTGACGTTCTTTCATAAAAGGTGATAATTCTGCTATTTCTTCTTGAAATTGCATTGGATTGCGTACATATTGTGCTAATGCACTTTTTAAATAACTAGGCCCTACCTTAATCATTGCAGGGAAAT